AGGACAAATGGTTGATATCACGTAAAAGAGATGCTATGACTACTGGTGGACAACAAAGATTTGAGATGGTCTATATGAATAGACCTGGTGAAGCAGGTGCAAATATTTTTGATGTAGAGTCAATTACTAATTGTATGGACCGCTCAATTAATATTGGAAACATACCAAAGAATAGTTATTTAGTTGCAGGACTAGACCCTGCTGCTACAGGTTATCAAGCTGCATTTTTATGGGCAATACTTGATGATGGTGGAGATGCCTTGTTACAAATGGTAGATGTAGAAAACCAACAAGGTGGTGGTATTGATGAAGCTCTAAGAGTTATTAAAGAATGGCATCAAAAGTATGACTTATATCATTGGGTTATTGAAGAAAACAATTTTCAAAAAGCTATTAGACAAGACCCAAGAATAAAAGAATTTGCTAATAAAACAGGTGTACAGATAGAAGGGCATGAAACTTATAAAAATAAATGGGATAGTCATTTTGGTGTTTCTTCACTTGCACCAATGTTTAATGATAAACTTATTAGGTTGCCTTATGGAAACACAGAATCTCAAGTAAAAACAGAGATGTATAGAAAACAACTTATGTATTTTGCAATGTCAGGTTCTAACAAATATAAATCTGACATAGTAATGGCAAGTTGGTTTCCTATGAAAGTATTTAGAAAACTACAAAAAGCTCAATACGCAGAGATAGGAATTGATTACATTCCTAGCTACAAGGACTTTGATGTAGTAGAATGGAACGAAGCACCATGGAGTTAAATTGCTAACAAATGAAATTATAGATAGGGCATTATTCCTAAAGAAAATGCATGACGAAGCATTGCCTGATAGAGCAAGATTTAGAGCTATTATGAATGGTGGAGCTGAAGGAATAGCAGCTTTATTAGGAAACATGTCAGGTAATCAAGAATCAGAAAATTTACCTGCTCCTAACTTATTAGTATCAGCTTTAGATAGACTTGCACAAAAAATAGGACGTGTTCCTGCTTTAGATGTTCATATTACTAATCCAAGAGATAGTGAAAGAAATAAAAACAAAAAAGATAAACTAGAAAGAATTGTTACATCATACGACCAATATCAAAAATTAGAATTACAAATGCCACAAATAGCAAGATGGTTGCCAGGTTATGGTTTTGTAGTTTGGGTTATAACATCTAAGTCTGATACAGAAGGTAATCTATATCCATGTGCTGAATTACGTGACCCTTACTCTACTTTCCCTGGATACAATGGAAACAGTCAAATGGCTGATGAACTTGTAAATATTAGAAAAGTTCCAATACCTGATTTAATTAAAATGTATCCTGAACTTAAATCATTTTTTAATAAAAAAGATAAAGGTACAGAAGAAAGTGAATTTTTTAGACATGGCTTGTACACAGATGGAGGTGCAGGTTCATGGGATAATTCAGGAGATTTAGGTGATATTATTGTTGAATACATTAATGAAGAAGGAACATACGTTACACATGTAGATTCTAAAACAGTTGTTGATTTTGTACCTAATCCACTTAAATCAGGACCATCATTTGTTTGTGCTAAAAGATATGCATTTGACCAAATACAAGGACAGTTTGACCAAGTCATTGGATTAATGGGCGCAATGGCAAAAATTAACATTATGTCAGTTATTGCTATGGAAGACGCTGTATTTACAGAAACCAATGTAGTTGGTGAAATTGAGTCAGGTCAATATAGAAAAGGTAGAAATGCTATTAATTATTTAACACCAGGTTCACAGGTAATTAAACCTGTAAACAATTTACCTTATCAATTATTTGAATCTGTATCAAGAATTGAAAGACATTTAAGAACTGTAGCAGGTTACCCTGTAACTGACGATGCAATATCTCCTAACAGCTTTGTAACTGGTAGAGGACTAGAAGAATTAAATCAAGGCATTGGTGCAATGGTAAATGAATATCACACAGTATTACAACATGCTTTGCAAGATATAGATTCTAAAAGATTAGAATTAGATGAGTTAGCTTTAAATAAAAGAAAACCATTAGTTGGAACAATTAAAGGTTCTGCATTTTCAGAAAACTATACACCTGCAACAGATATAGGTGGCAACTATACAACAAGACGTAAGTATGGAGCTATGGCTACATTTGATGAAGCAAGTAAAGTTATTACAGGTTTACAATTATTACAAGCAGGTATTATTGATAAAGAAACTATGCAACGCGAAATGGATGGTCTTGAAGATTTAGTATCTATAAATGAAAAGATTACAAAAGAAAAAGCAGAAGATGTAATGTTTGATTCTTTATTAGCTCAAGCAAGTCAAGGTGATGCAAAAGCATCTATGGCATTAGTAGACATTTATGCAAGTCCAGGAAAAATGGCAACTATATTAAAGAAATTTTTTACAGTAGAAGAACCTCAAATGAATCCACAGGAAATGGCATTAACACAAATGGGTGGACCAGGTGGTCCTGGTGGACCTCCTCCTCAACAAGGTGGACAACCGCCTAACCCTGCAGATATTTTAGGTATGATTAATCAAGGTGCATTACCAACACCAGGAGGTGGATAATGTCAATACCTGATTTTAATGAATACAATTTACAATTTCATGAAATGGTGACGTCAGAAGAATGGGATATAAACAGAATGGATGTTGCAGAATTGTATCTTAATGATAATTTAAATAAAGAAAAAGAACAACAAGAAGAATGGGAAAACATGGATGGTTTAACAATTATGTATGTTCCTGGATATGGAAGGTTACAAATGATATGGATTGAGGAAGATATAAATGAGTAGAGGTTCTAAAGGTGCTTTTGGCATAGACATGCAAAGAGGTGAAGGTTCAGCAGATAGAGAAAGAATGTTAAAAGAAGTTCCACTTGAAGGAACAGATGATTTAATAGCAACAGATGGCATGATGGATGCAACTAAAATTTCTCCTAATGCAGGCAATGCATTTAAAACTACAGATAAAACATTTATAAATCCATTAGATGAATTGCCACCAGTAGAAGGATATGAGGTTGATAAACCCGAGAGTATTGACAGGACTAATGCTATACTAGCAAGTATAAACGATTTACTGGGAGGTAGTGAAGAAGCAACGGCATTGATGAGGTAGCATGGCAATATTTGGTTACGACCCAATAGACCAAGAATTAAATAATTATAATCTTAGAAAAACTAGAGAATCTCAATTCAAAGCTGTAAGAAAAGTCATTGAAGAAAAACCTGAAATAGGTGAAAATTTAGAAGACTTAACAAATAAACACGGAAATATACTACCTAGAGATATATTAATTGGTGGCGCACTTATGGGATTTAAATCAGATAATCCTGAAATAGCTGCACTTATAAATAGACAATTAGAAATTGAAAGTGAAAATCAAAAAAAGTTTGCTCCTAAAGTAAGAGCAGTAGGTAGAGGACTCGTACGTTCAGCTTTTGTTGGAATGGATTCTTTAGCAGAATATTTAGTTAAAAGACCTTTTCAAGCAGGAGCTAGAACATTAATAGATGCAGGTAAATCACCCATACATGCATGGGGTGCAATGTTTGGAAGCATTATAGGTGCAGGACAAGGTGATGAACTAATGTTTAGTGCAATGGGATTAGGAGACGAGTATAGAGATAATTTAAAAAAACTTGGTCCTACACAAGCAGGACGTGCAATAAGACAATTAGCTAAAGGTGAAAGAGTAAATTTAGGAGAAGGTTATTTTGGTAATTCTACATTAGCTAAAGATACAGAAATTTATAAAGAAATTGCTGCACAGATTCAAGACCCTGAACAATTAGCTGAAATAGAAAATGTTATACAACAACAATTAGGTGCGCCTATTACAGCAATAGAGAGAGAAGCTGTTGAAGGAAACCTATATAAAGGCGTAACTATTAGTCCAGGTAGAGTAACTGCTATGAATTTAGCAGAGCCAGGTACAGATAGATATAAATTTTTATCAGGTCTTATTGATGGTGTAGTTACATTAGGTCTTGACCCTGCCAATTTAGTAGGAGGTTGGGCTGTAAGAATGACAAGCAAAGGTAGAAAATTTAAAGTAGCAGAACTTGCTGAACAAGGTGCAGGCATGGCTAAAGCTAGAAGAATATTAGAAGCTGATGTATTTCAAAAAGTTAAAATTAAAGATGCTAATGGAAATGTTGTTATAAGACATGCTGATGTTGGTAGTGAAATAATAGACCATCAAAAGATTTATACATGGGATGAAGTAAGAGAACTATCTCGTAAAGGTGGAAATACAGGTAATAAAAATATATGGGCTAGAAATAAAAATGGAAAAGTAGTAACACAGAATATTAAAGCTGATAAAGGAGGAGTAGCAGTACCTGCAGATGTTTTAATAGATGGAAAAGTAAAAGATGTTTCAGATTTAAAATATAGACCTTTTGGTCTTGGATTACAAAAAACTACTTTAGCTAACAATAGGTATGGAAGTAGACATCAAATATTTATAGATAAGGAAATATTACAAACCAAAAGAATATTTGAAGTTAAAAAAGCTAAAGATGGAAGCAAATATTTACAATCAGTTGGAGATGCAAAATATAAAATAGATGACCCAGGTGGTAAGTGGATGACAGAATGGTCTAAGAATTATGAAGTAGGAGATTTTGTTACAAATGGTCCTGGAATGATGGAAAATGGTATGAAATTTAAAAGTGCTGATGAAGTATTAGATTTTATATTAGCTCATGAAGCAGAACATATTTTAAATTATAGAGGTTTAGGAACTAAAGCAACACAAAAACTTTATGGCAAAAGAGTTAAAACTGCAAGAACATTTGGTAATGATAAAGAAGTTAGAGCATTATATAAAGAAAAAATAGATTTAAAAAAACAAAAAGATGAAATATTATTAAGAACAAGTTATGACCCTAAAGGCAATGATTTAAAAAGAGTAAATGATTATACAGACAGAATAGATAAAATAGATGTAGATATTGCAACGCTTGATTCAACTATGAAAAAAGAAGCAGCATTAATGTCTTATGAAAAAGGTTTAAATGAAAGTGTTTATGAATCTATGGGTAAAGGTTTAATAACACATATGGATGGTAAAGAAATATTTACTGGCAAAAAAGCAGCAGGTCTTTCTAGTTGGGTAAGACCTTCATTAAATAAAACAATATTTGAAGAGTGGCATATAGATACAGGTAAAAAGATTTATAATTTTTTACATGACAATATTCAAAAAGGTGGATTAAATCACGAAGACATAAGAAGAATAATGCCTGATGTATCTGTTGATATGATTGACGATATATTAACTGCAGGAAGTGCAGATGAAATTGGAGACCTTATAGCAAAAGAAGTTAGAGCAGGTAATATTTCAAAACGTTTAGACCCATATTCATATACATTTAAAGGTGGTGCATCTAAAAGAATAGGTAAATATATAAATAGAAATAACAAACTTGTAGATGACGGAGGAAGAATTGATTTCTCTGATATGGGAGATTTTCTAGGTGTTGGTGCTGTAGCTAGAAGAAAAGCAAGTGATAGCAAATTATTTAGATTGTTTAAAGAAATTGCACCTGGAAATATTAATACACATTCTCATGTTTTAGCATTTAAAGGAGTAGAAAAATTAGTAAGAAGCCTACCTTTTAGTAGTAAACAAAAAGGTAAAATATATAAAGACTTAGCAAATGCTAGTAGACGTATGAATATTTCTGTTATGGATGGACAACCATATTCAAAAATTAGATTAACAGAAGAAATGTATAATATTTTACTTGGCTCTAAAGATGACCCAGGTGGTATTTTAGATGAGCTTACAAAACTTCTAGCAGCTAAAGGTCATGGTAAAGAAGTATCTAATGGTGTTACAAAATTTATTGCAGAGATTAGAGATGCAAGAAAATATTGGGTTGGATTAGTTGGGGATGAAGTTATAGATGTAGCATTTACAGGTGCTAAGAGTAAACCTCCTTCTGCTACTCATAAACGATTAGCTGATGTACAACAAAGAATTGATGAATTAGATGAATTAACATCTAAAGGAACTAGAGATGAAATAGAAGATTTTATTTATAGAACTTATGATGGAGACGCTGAAGTAGCACAACCAACAGCACAACTTATGACAGAAATGATGACAGGTAATATTCCACTTCCTGATATGGGAGAAGTTTATAGAATACTTGGAAGTTTTAGAAATAATTTATATTCGTTAACTGGTTTAAATAAGTTACCGTTTATGCCTAAAAGAATAGACCTTCCTCAAATATTAGATAAAGAAAATAAATTTATTAAGTTAGTAGATAATGTATACGATGATGATTTTGCTATAGCAGCAAGAAAGAATAAAGAGTTTGCAGAATTTTTAACAGGTTGGAAATATCCAACGTTATCTGATATAGATACTGCTAAAATTAAAAATCCTAGAAAACATATAGAAAAATTACAACAAAAAGCAAGAGATGAATTATATGAAAACTATAAAAGAATTACAGGTAATGAAAGACCACAACAATATGATGGAGATATTCTTTCTGTATTTGGACAATTAGATGAAGTACAAATGATACAAGATGCAGCTAACGCAGGAAATATTGTAAGTAATGCATTAACAAGACGTTTAGCAAGAGTCTTATATAAAAGACAAAAAACAGGAGCAGCAGCAGATGAATACGATAAATTAGTTAATACAGCTTTAACACGTTATGCAAACAATGCTGTTACTCAATTATGGAAACCACTTCAACTATTAAGATTTGCTTGGACAGCAAGAGTTATTTCAGAAGAACAATTACGTATGTATGCAGCAGATTTAGATAATGTATGGACAAGTCCTATATCTTTATTTGCTTATGCGTTTGGACAAAAGGCAAGTAAAGATGTTTTAGGAGGCAATATTAAAATGTCTCTTTTACATGACGCTGCTATGTCAAGAGGTTCACAAGGAATAATGATGAGAAAATCTACAAGCATAGATAGATTTTACGATGTTGTAAGAAAGAAAATAGCTTTAGGTGATAGTGCAAGTAGAGGTAGGTATGCACAAGGTTGGTCAACTGAAATAACTCATTTAGCAGAAGATGATATAGCAGTTGAAATAGCAAAAATATTAGGTGGTGTTAAAGGAAAGAACTTTAATACTTTAGATGACTTAGCAGATTTTTTAGTTAACCCTGAAAATCTTAGAGAAGATTTATATAGAGTTTACCAAGATTGGGGAGCATCAGGAGATTTAATATCAGGTCCTATGAGAAAACAAATTGTATCTGATAAAGATAGAACATTAGAATTTTTAGAAGGTGTTGCAGCTAGAATAACTGACAAAACAGGTGGTACTTTTAGAAAGTATATTCTTAAAGATGGTAAAAAAATAGAAATACCTTTAGGTGCTTCTTATAAAAGTAAAGATGGAGGACTACCTTTAAGAATGTATTATGAAATTGTAGATTCAGGAAATAAAGAAATAATAGAAGGTATAGCTACAGGTAGAGTAAGTTTCTTTCAAAGAGTTGATGATTCAGGAGAAGAAGTATTTAGACAAATTAATTTAAAAAATATGTCTGATAATGATTACAAAGCATTAAAAGCAGAGTTAGGTAGAAGGGCAGAATTAGGTCCTGAAGTAGTAAAAGTATCAAGACGTTTAGATAAAACTGCTTTAGAAAAAACAGCACAAGGTTCAAGAGAGTTTGTTGAAAAAATGTTTAATTTGTTTATGTCAGCACCTACTAATAAACTTTCTAGGTCTCCTGCTTTTAAACAATTTTACTGGAGACATGTAGCAGATGCAGCAGATAGATTAGACCCTAGGGCATTAGAATCAATTATTGATAATGCTAGAAAAGCTAAAGTTAATAAAAAAGTTATTAAAGAACTTGAACAAGCAACAGGTCAAATAGGAGGATATAATTTAAATAATCTTAATGATTTTGATGAGCTTATGAAAGCTGCAGCTTTAACTGATGTAGAAGAATTACTTTATAATTTGAATAAACGTTCAGAATTTTCACAAGCATTGGAGTTACTATTCCCATTCGCTGAAGTACATAAAGAAATTGCAGGCACATGGACAAGGTTAATTAGAGAAAATCCAACAAAATTAAGAAAAATGCAGATAACTGTAGATAGTCTGAAAGAAAGCGACCCTACAAACTTTGATGCATTTGGTGGTGACAGCTCTGATGATTCACAAGCCTTTATATATACTGACCCATTAACAGGAGAAGAGATATATACAATCCCTGTAGTAGATACAGTATTTAATAATATGTTTCAAAAAATATCTAACGTACCTGGTTCAGCTTCAGCAGATAATATAGATAGTGTTTTACAAGGTTCAGATGAAAACTTAAGAGGACTTATGGAATCAGGATTTCCAAAAACAGGTGCTGATGTAAGAATGAGAACTGTAGGTTTTACATCTTCTGCAAACATTGTTGCAGGAGGTATTATACCAGGTGTTGGTCCTGCAATACAAATACCTGCTAAATATTTATTACCTAATGATAAAGAAAAAGATGCTATATATCAGACTATATTTCCATATGGCGAACCTGAAACTGTTTTAGATTCTTTTATACCTTCATGGTTAAAAAAAGTAATAGGTGCTTTTGATGCAGGTCCTGAATCATGGAGAAGACAATATACTAATGCAGCTAAAGATATTCTTAAAGCAAAGATATTATCAGGACAAATAGTTATTAATGATGAAAATGATATGTTAGAAGCGTTAAAAATTATTAAAAGACAAGCAACAATATTTACTGTTCTTAGAGGTGTAACACAAGGTGTATCTTTAACAGGTGGTAGTTTTAGATTTGAAGCTGCTGTATCTCCTGGAGGAGAAATGTATATGAATCCTGCTTTGATGAGAGAACGAGGACTAGACCCTGATGGAAGATACTTTGCTTTTAATGTATTAGCGTCTCAATATTATAGAATGTATGCAGAAAATAATGGAGATAATGTTAAAACAACTCAACAATTTGGAGACATGTTTGGCTATGACCCAACTGCATTATTAATATCTAAATCAAAAGAAATAATAAGAACTCCTTACACTATAGATAATATTGATTATTCCAGGACAAATAAAACTATGCAGTATGCATATGAAAAATATACAGACGTTGCATATTATTTAAGTCCTGATATTCCAATAGATGAGTTTTCTTATAAAGCATTTATTGAATCATTTGATGATGATAATATATCAGGTTATACAGCAAGATATGATTTAGGTATAGATGAATGGGCAGCATTATATAACGTAGTTGCAGGTAAGTTTGCAATGGAAAATTTTAGAAGAGCAATATCTGACCCTTCAAATACAAGACAATATATAGCTAGTTCAAAACTTAGAGATGAAATGATATTTAGAGCTAACAAATCTTTAGAAGAAATCTTTCCAGGATATGGTGTAAAACCTAGAACAGCTAGTCCTACAGATTATGAATCGTTAGAAAAACAATTAAGAAAAATGATTTTCGACCCTAATATTTACAAAGAACATCGTGAATTTGTAGAAACAACAAATATTTATTTAGCATCTTTAGATGCAATGAGAAGCAGTTTAGAAAGTAAAACTGGTACAAGGTCTAAAGTAGAAACAAACTTTTTTTCATATACACAAAGACAAGCACTAGAAAATAAAGCAAAAGAACTATATACTCAATATCCACAATGGATTTATATATGGGAAGATGTTTTCAGACCACAGTTACAAGAGGACCAAAGTAAGCTATTATTAGGAGGAAGTAATTTACCTTAAGGATTAATATGGCAAGTACAGATTTTATAAAAGAATTATATGTTTCTCACGGATTAGGAGAATGGTATACAAAAAATTTAGAAGGAAAGTCTGATAATTTAATTGTTCAAACATTTAATAAACACGTACAAGATGGAACAATAAATATACCTAAAGGTACATTAGGTGATGGCAAAGCTCCTAAAGCCTTAGTAGATAGAATCAGAGATAATCTATCAGAGGCATCTGATGCTACTCCTTCTTATTATGGGATTGATAATCTTACATTTGAAGAAGCTATTGAAAGAGCTTCAACTTCCTTTACTGTAGATACAGATAAAGATTTAGAAGAAGTATATCATGATGGAGAAGCTCCAGTAGAACCTGAAGATATCTTTGTAGGAGGTGGAGCTATCGCAGGACCTGGTATGACTCCAAGCCCTGTTTTAGGTTCACCACCAATAAAACCACTTACTCCTGACGAAATAGCAAGTGTATCTATGCCTGCGTCAAATCTTGCTGAAACATATTATGGTGTTACTCCGACAACACCTCCATTAGAACTGAAACAAAATGTTGAACCTTTAAATTACGAAGATGGTATAGCTAGATTATTAGACTTAGGAATTAACGTACAATTTTTAGGGATTAATTCTCCAGGTTATCCTTTAGGTTATAAAGAAAGACAAGTTGGGGGAGAATTTGAAAAAGATAAATATGGACAATACCCTGTTTATTTACCTGATATGTCAGATAGTTTATTTGGTGATTATATATCAGGAGGTAAATTTATAGAAACAGTACAAAGAAAATTAGTTGCTGCAGAATATTTAACTACTGAATTTACACCAGGAAGATGGGATACAGCTACAAAAACAGCAGTAGAAGCTGCAATGATGGTACATAATCAAGACGGACGTGTACCTAACGTTCCTGAAATAGCAGGTGCTTTAATGGATTTTTATAATATAGAGTCAGGAAGAGACGCTACTTTATATGGTTTTACTGGAGAAAGAGCTGCGTCAATTAGAGATTTCTTTATTAATGAATTAGATGTTGATGTAGAAGAAATTAATCAACAAAGAATAGCAGACTTAAGTATTGAAGCTCCTACTTTTGATACTGAATCAGCAACATATCAAATATTAAATGTGGTACAACAAAACCATGGTGGATATGGAATTAAGTATGACAATATTAGAAATGCTACACAACTTGTAAATAGTTTAATGAAACAAGTTAGTCTTGATTCAAAGATAAAAGAAAAAGAATCTGTTGCAGCAAGTAAAGCTGCTGCTTTTGCAGGTATAGATAAAGCTCAACAAATAAGAGAACTTAGAGAATCTAATCCAAACTTAAATGACGAACAACTTAAAGCATTACATCCTGAAGTATTTCAATATGAAATATCCGAAGTTGTTGGTGAGTTAGGTCCAATGGGTGAAGACCCTCAAAATGCATATAGAACTTCTTTATTTAATAACAGATTACAAATGGCAGTTGAAAGATTATTACAACCTGAAATGGAATTAGATGAAAAAAGAGCTGCTATTAATAATGCTAGTCAAAACTTTTATAAGTCTACAAGAAATGCAAGACAGTCTATTACAGGCGGTGCTAGTTTAGATAGAGGTATATCAACATGACAAGAGAAGAATTACTTAAAGTAAGAAGAATGTATAACGCTTTATTAGCTAATGGTTTTAGTAAAGAACAAGCAACTACATTAGTTCCTATACTTGGATATGAATCAAGAGGAACAGTAAATGGAGAACAACAAATATTTGTTCAAGATACTAAAGACCCTGAATCAGAATCGTATGGTTTAGTACAAGTTAATTTAAGTTCTATGGGTCCTGCTATATACAAGACAATGGTAGATGTAGGATATGATTTACCACCTGGCACAACAAGAGAACAAGAAATGCAGATGAGTCATAACAGGGAAGGCACTAAAGATAACAGACAATTTACTAAAGAACAAAGAGGTTATGTAAGTGACTTTCTAAAATCTTTAGATATAGAAGAAGCTGCTGTTATGGTTAAGAATTTATTTTGGCAAAAGCAAAATGAAAATATGTCATATGAAGAAGGTTTAGAAGATTTATACTGGTTAACTATTGAAAAGTTTGAAGGCAGAGTAACTACTGACCCTACCGCTATACCACATAAAAATGATGTAGATGAACAAATACTTTATCACCAAGATAAATTAGACTCTGATGTTGACACTACTCCACCACCTGAATTTAAAGAAGATGCAAGATTTTATTTTAATGAATCTAATCAAAGAGAATTTGAATCACAAGTTCCTAAAGAAGCAGGCAGCTATCAAGATGCAAGGTTTGAGACAGATATGAAAAGACCAACGCAAGACCCAGTTAGAGGTGCAGGAAGATTTTATGATGCTCAAGGTAGAAGAATAATACAAAGAGAAATACTAGAATATTTATATCATCATGGTATTAAAAAAGCTGACGCTTTAAGACCTGACAGTATGAGTAGGGGGGTAGATGACAACCGATAATGAAGAAGTAACTGATTTACAAGTAAACAATACTGTTGTACCTGATTCCGTTGCAACAAAAGATGGGGTCGTATATTACATATGGGAAATTAATCCTGAAGTATTTGGAATTACAGGTCCTACAACTTATTATTACTATACATCTGATACAATCTATGACCCTGCGGCAGGTGTACCAAGAGTTAACATAGACGAAATAGATGACTTTGCTACTAATTTAGGAAGCATAGAAGAAATAGATGGAACTCTTAGAGGTAATCCTCTTGAATTATTAATAGATGATATATTATTAGAATCTAAAATTAATCCTTTCTTATTAACACAAGAAGCTGAAGGTGCAGTTAATTCATTTGGAGAAGACGTAGGTGGACAGTATGCTTATTTGTTAGCTTATTTAGACAATATATATAGTGGTACAAACTATGGTAATGCAGAATACGAACAGTTTGCTCCAAGTTTAAAATCATTAACAGCAGACCAAAGAGCATTTACAGCAGCTTGGGCGCTAGGTTCAGATAGTGATTCTAACGCATCATTAAGAGTATTAGAAGATAAAGCTAAATTAGAAATTTCAGGTCTTGTAGCTAAATATGCCATGTTTGATATGGATGAAAACTTAATACAAAAGTTTTATGAAATGAGATTAACAGGTAAATTTGATGCAAACCAATTAAGAAATCAATTTAAGTTAGCTGTATTTTCTGAGATACCTGGTTATAGAGACCCTGAGTTACAAGGTTACATTGCAGATAATAATTACAGCGTAGGTAAAAGTAAAGCATTACTTAATCAAGTAAATGGTATTTTAAATAGCACTCTTGGTAATACTTTATCTATGGGATTTACAGCACAGGATAAAGATTTCTTAGTAAATGCTTTAGCTGTAGAAGGTGGAGCAGAAGAAATTCAAGCAAGAGCGCAAGGTATATGGGATGGATTTGTAGCTGATAGATTTAAAGGAAGTAATTATTCTACAACTCTTGCAGGTTTAAGACCTGTCATTGGAAGAGAAGGAACCTTTGATGAAGATGGTAGAGATGTTGATTTAGTTATGAACATACTACAAGAAAATGATTCAGCAAAAATTCCTGATATGATAAGAGCGCACTTCTTAAATGTACAAGATGAAGGTGCATTAGCAAAAATGGCAAGCACATTAAAGAATAGTGGTATTCAAAATGTTATTGCAGGTGGCGCAGTAACTGGAGTATATTAATGACAACAGAAGAAATTAAAGCATTACAAAGAGAATTAGGTGTTACAGCTGATGGAATTATTGGACCTATAACTAGAGCAGCAGCTCAAGATAAGATACAAGGTTCGAGGTCTATTGCAGAAGCACAAGCACAATCAGAAAAGTTTGGTGCTATTACTAATACAACAGGACTTGTTAAAGGTACTGATTCTGCTCCTCCTGAAGAAACTCCTCCTCCTGTTGATGATGATGAAGAAGAAGTAACTGGTCCTGCTGTAGGAGATATCAAAACTATTAATGGTCTTCAATATCAATGGACAGGTTCAAGTTGGGAATTACTTGGAGGTGGTGAAGATACTAGCAAAGATGACTTCTTAGATAAATTAGGAAGCATGTTTGATAATTTCGGTAAACCTACAGAGGTTCCTGATATACCTGAAGAAGTAGCAACACCAAAACAAATTGAAGACTTAGTTCCTTGGTTTAAAGGAAAAGGTGATTTGTTACAGATATACACAGATACTTATATATCTACAGGTAGTGGTGATTTTTCAATAGCTGCTGTTCGTAACTCAGCAGAATATACTACTTACTATCCTGGTATTAAAAGAGATGATGGTTCATTAAGAATGAACGAAACACAATACGAACAAACAAGAGAAGGATATTTTAGAGTTTTGTTGGAGAATGGTTTGAATCCAACTATATTTGATGGTTTAGGGAAAGTATCTCAACTTATAGCAGGAGATGTAAGCGTTCCTGAATTTAGGAGTAGAGTAACCGCTACTAGAGAAGCGTTTGTAGATAATCCTAAAGCAGCTGAAATAAAAGCATACTACGAAGCTAACTTTAATATTAGCTTAGGAGATAATGCTGTGTTTGCAGCAGCACTTGACCCTGATGTATCTGTAGGTATATTAAACAATCAAATAGATATAGCAGAGTTAGGTGCTGAAGCAGCATTACGTAACTTAGATTTAAATACAAATCAAGCACAGAGATTATTACAAGCAGGTATAACTGAAGAAGGTGCAACTAGATTGTTTGCTAGAAGTGCTGATTCTATAGCTACATTAAATAGACTTAGTAGACAGCAGAATAGAACACGTCAAGTAGGACTTGAAGATGTTTTACAGTCTGATGTATTTCAAGACCCTGCAGCTAAGAGAGAACAATCTGCAATAATAGCTCAAAATGTCTCAGGTTCATCCGTTGCAACAGGCGCTAGACGTGGGCAAACTGGTTCTGTAGAAGGCTTGACAGAAGGATAAACCTGCTATACTACATATAGTGCCTGACGAGGTCGGCACGCTAAATATAGGGTCGTATTCGAGAGAATCTCCAAGGTATTCTCTTTGTCATTTGTAAACCCTTGTGGACAATCCCTTTAATTACCTAGCGATTATTGTTATGGGATTTTTTATATGCTAGAGAAAACGGAGAAAATAATGGAAGAACCAAAAGAACAACAAGTTGAAGATACTCAGGAGAGTCCTGAAGAAGGTAGTATTCAACAACTCAGAGATGAATATAAAAAAATCAAAGCTGAGAATAAAGAATACAAGCAAGGAATTATGAATTCTGCGCTAACTTCTATGGGTCTTGAACCTGATAAAGGTATTGGTAAAGCAGTAACAAAATTATATGATGGCAAGGCAAATGTCGAAGACATCAAAGAATTTGTTGCTAAAGAATTTGGTGAAGGAGATGCTATTAATGCTGAACCTGCAACTGATGAAACCATTGCTACAAACGTAGTTGAAGCTCAATCACGTGTAGAGCAACTTAATAAATTAGGGATAGATAATGAGCCTGTAGAAGCTATGCAGGAGGTAGTTAACTATATAAGAAACCCTGAAACTTCTGTTAAGAATACCATCGGAGCAAAACTTGCGATGATGGACGAAATTAAAAAACAAAATAAACAATAGATATAGCAATATATCGGAAAGGTTAGATTAATATGGCAGAAATAAGTGGGTTAAACGCAAGTACCCCAATATATGCACAAGATATTAATAACTTTACTGGTGAATTGTTTAAAGTTGGTGGTCAAAGAACTCCTTTACTATCTGCAGTTGGCGGATTGAATGGCGGTAAGACATTAAACTCTACATATTGGCAAGTCCAAGTAGAAGATAATGCAACCATTTCTTCTGAACCTACTAAAGGTCAAGAAGGTTCTACACCTACAGAATATCTTGGTAGAGACAGAGCTGCATACACTTATGTAACTCAAATCTTCCATAAAGGTGTTCAGATGACTTATACAGCTTTAGCATCCACAGGAAACCAAAATCCTTTTGACTTGTCAGCAGACATTGTAAATGTCTCCGATGGAGATGGTACAACAACTGCAGGCGATAAATTAGGATTATTCGGTGGTAATCCAGTAAACGATGAATTTGCTTTACAGCTTGAAAAAGCTATGGAAAAAGTAGCAAGAGAAGTTGAGTGGTTTGCATTCAATGGTTCTTTCTCAGATGGTGCTAACACAACACCTGGGTCAGGAACTAGAGAAATGTACGGTATTGATGTATGGATTACATTAAACAAGAACGCTAGCAACTCTGCAGCAGTAAACCCATTAGGTGGGAACTGCTACTACAATGACGCTTCAGGTGACGGAACTGGTTCAGCTCAAGTCATCTCTTTCGCAACTATATCAGGTGCGTTAAAGAGAATGTATGACAACCATGCTCCAATGAAACAACCTGTACTATGCGTTAGTCCACAACAATTACTAGACCTTAACAATGAACTTGTTAAAGGTACAGTTGATATAGCAGGTGCAATCATTCCTAGAGATAGAAATGTTGCAGGTGTTGATATTGATACAGTAGTCACTCCATTTGGTGCAATAGGACTAATGGTTATTGACCCTGACATCATGCCAACAGGAACTGCTTTCATCTTAGACTTGGCTTATATACAACCAGTATTTACCAACATCCCAGGATTTGGTACTGTGTTTGTAAGAGACCTAGACCAAGATGCCAACGCAAGAATTGGTAAAGCAATATACATGGAGATGGGATTCGAATTCGGACCTCCTTCATACCATTGTAAGATTCAAGCAGTAGCGTAAAGTTATAATAATAAATTGAAGATTAGGGTGGAACTCCACCTCCACCCTTTTCTTCTGCTATAGTAAGGAAGATATGATAAGTAAAACAGCTTTAATAGATGTATCAGAAGATAACAATGATAGCCTAGCTGTAAAGACAGATGGCATGTTACTTTGCGGTATTGAGTTCCCTGCAGCAATGACAGGTTCTGCAATTACATTTGATTTCTCTATGAACGGTAGCACAGGATGGGTTGATGTTTTTGAAACAGACGGCACAGAAGTTAGCTACACAGTTTCAGCAGGAAACCTATTAAGAGTAGACCCTTCAGGTTGGGCTTTTGCAAGTAATGGATATATCAGAGTATCATCTAATGGTACAGAAGCAGCAGACAGAAGCATAGCATTATACTTTAGACACAGTTAGGAGTAACAATGAGTATGCTCTTAATGCTTAAAGAAGGTAGAGTTTTAGATATAGATTCTAAAGGTAGTACACCTATTCAAGAATCTTATCCTATGGAAGCTGCTGTACCTGTAAGTGAAGTACGTAGTGCTGCTTTTGGTATGGCTATGTTCGGACAATCACATTTTGCTAAAACAGTAAACGCAGAAGATAAGGCAGCTTAATGAGTACAAATATTAGAGGATTAGTAGATAGAGTTTTTAGAGAGTATCTTGAACCTATGGATGACTTGTCATCATATACAGCATTAAGTTCTTCTATGAACTCAAGTGTTACAACACTATCTTTTAATGGAGATTTGTTAACCCAAGAAGAAAAAGATGCAATGGATGCAGGAACTGTTATTGAATGTGAACATGAGTTAATGTATTGTACAGCTCTTGACACAGTTAATAATCAAGTAACAGTTGTTAGAGGTGCAAGAGGTACATCAGCAGACTCACATGATAGTGGAGCTATAGTTAAAATTGCACCACCATTCCCAAGGAAAGTTGTATTCGATGCAGTATGTGACCAAATTAAAAACTTATATCCTACATTATTTGCAGTAGACACACAAGAGATAACTGTAAGTGATGGTTATACTTTAATAGGAACATATGATGCTCCTGGTACACATAATAATTTAGTAGCACCAATAAAAGCTATATCACAATATACAGATTTTTCTGCAGGTGCTGATTCAACTACAGTAACTTATAGAGGAGTTGCAGTTGAGTTAGTTGATTTGCCTAATCCTTTTACATATACTGACGACACAGGTACAGAAAGAACAATAACTTATACAACAGGTCCTGACAATGTTAAGGCTGTACAGTTTACTGGTATATCTTCAGGACATAAAGTTTATGTTACATTTAAAAAGAAGTTTATAGAACCAACATTAGAATCTGACACACTTACAACAATAGGTTTAGAAGATGAATATGAACCTATTATCATGGCAGGAGTTGCAGCACAAATGATGTCAGGAAGAGATATACCTAGTGCAACATCAGATTATATTTCAGAACAATTAGAGTTAGAAAGTTTTCCTGTTGACTCTGCTACAAGAATTAGAAACTCATTACTTGCATATCAAAGAGCATTATTACAACAAGCTAGAAAAGATTTAAGAGCTAGATATCCTGAACCAGTAACAATAAATAATATTGCTTATTCATAATGCCTAGGTTAACTACACAAGCAGAGGTACTTAATCCTAAACGAAAAGGTTATGACTTTCGTATTGATAATCAACTGTACAGAGCAGCAATAGCTCCTGAAAGACAGATGACAATACAGTCATCAGATGTTCAAGACCAATCAGTTAATGTAAAACAAAATGCAGAAGACTTTACTTCTAACATTGGTCGTATATATTCAAGGAATAATTTTACAGGTGGTTCTAATTTAGATAATGCACATAGACGAGATGGTACTCCACAAGATTCTAAAAGATTTTGGGATAGTGAAGGTGTAGATGTATTTAACCAAGACTTAGGTAAAGCATATAATGTTCAGTTATTAAATACTACAGAATTAGAACAAGCATTAAGTTCAAGTGATAATGATAATTCTATAGCTGTAGCAGGAACAAATATTTTTGTTTCTGATGATGCTACTTTATATATATCTACTGATGGTGGAGATACATGGAGTACACAATCTACAAACTTAACAGCAGGTTATCACATAAAAGGTTTAGCTGTAGATGGTACAGATTTATATATAACTGCTAACAATGGTTCGGCAGGGGAAATAGAATTACTTCCTACTGCTAATGCTACTCCTGGTTCTTCATCACAAAAAATGTCTGCTGCTATTTACGATAAGATATGGTCAGTTAAAGGACAGTTCTTAGTAAGTATTGGTAGTGCAATACACCCTTATGATGGTAATACAACTGTAGGTACTGCAATTATTACATTAGGAACAGGAGAAACATTTACAGATGTTTGTGATGCAGGTGCTGTTGTATTAGCTACAGCTTCAGATGGTAAGATATATTCTTTTAAAGATATAAGTGGTACGCTAACTGCTAAAGGTCAATCAGAACTTACAGGAGAATCTCCAACTTGCATAGTTGAATCACAGGGTATAATTTTTTATGGCACCAAAGCCACACAAATAACAGGAAACAAAGTTATTGGAAGATTATACCGTGCCGATTTAACAGTTGCAGATGACTTGTATGTATTAGCAAACAATCAATTAATTAAACAATGGGATGTAGATGCTATTGACAATGCACCTTATTATTTATACACAACAAGAGATTCTATTTATTGTGGAATAAAAGAATCAGGTAGCACAACATTTTTATGGAGATATTATTTACCTACTTCAGGTATAGCTAGATACTACAAAGCAAGTGCAGGTGGAAATGTTTATGGTATATGTCATGTAGATGAAAAGTTTTTATTTACAGTTAGTGGTAGTGGAGTTTATCAACAAACAGGTAATTATGAAGAAGAAGGTTATATTATAGCACCTCCTGCTGATTTTTTTACAGCAGAATCTAAGCAATATGTGGGTGCAGAAATAGATGTAGAAGAACTTGCAACTGGTGAAAGTGTAGAGTTACATATATCAAATACATACGAAGCAATAAATGATTCTAACGATAGTTCTTTTGATTTAGAAGTTAATATACAATCAGGTATTGGTGGAGAAGAAGTACAAATATCAAGAGTTGCTAGATATGTTGTACCTAAAATAGTTTTAAAAGGTAATGGTACATCAACTCCAAAGTTTAAATCTTTTAATGTTAGAGCTTTGGCAAGACCTGAATTAGTAGTTGTACAGATACCAGTTAATTTATCTGATAGAGTTGAACGACCATATAGAAAACCTATACTCGTTAAAAATTTAGGAGAAACAATTTATCAATCTTTAAAAGATAAAGAAGGTAGCGCAGTAACACTTGAAATCTATGACCCTGCAGAAGTAATAAGAGGTGTTGTAGAAAAAATAAGTTATCCAATACAATCTAATCCAAACATTGGCAGCGTGACACAGTATGCTATACTTACAGTCAGAGGTACTCGACAAGAGACTTTTGCAGCAGTTACATCAGGCGATATACTTGGTGTAAATGGATTTGCAATTATGAGATTTGGATAGGAAAATAGTATATAATGAAAGATAGATATGACAGCTAGAGAGACTAATTTAGTAAACGCTTTTGAAACCACACTTGCTGCACAGCTAGCTAGTGGTGGTACTTCAATGAATTTAACAGATGACCCAGGAGTAGATTCTCCTGCTTATTTTGTAATAGACCCTGATAATGACAGCACAAGAGAAGTTGTATTATGGTCAACAGGAACAAACCATGCTGCTGCTACAGTCACAAGAGATATTGATAGTAAGCATGGAACAGACCCTACACATGCGTCAGGTACAAAAGTTAGATTAGCTGTAGTTAAACAACATTTTGAAGAAGCACATGATGCTATACAACAAGGTTTTATATTAGAAGATGGAGATGGTACTGAAGTTACTATTGCTCCTGCTGTTGCATCAGGTGTATATACAGCAAGAGAAATAAAGTTTGTCGAAGGTGGCGGTATTGATATTGACTGGACAGATGTTACAGATGGTACAGATGCAGACCCTTATGATTTAACTTTTACTGTATCAGTTACTGCATCAGAAATTGCTGCAGGTACACTTGTTACAGAATCAGAAGGTATCTCATCAAACGATAACGACACAACAATTCCAACATCAGCAGCCGTTAAAGACTATGTAGATGGCAAAGGCTATGCCGATATTGGATTAGTAATAGCACTAGGATAAGAGGAATAATATGGCAAATGTATTTAAAAACCAATGGGAAAACGGTACTACATCATTAACTGATTTAATTCCTGCATTAGATGCAAACCATGAGGCAATAGTCTTAATGTTAAGAGCAACTAATGTTGATGGAACTAATGATGCAACTATAGATGTAAGAGTCGTTGACGGTGGAGGCTCAGAGGATGCTTATATTGCTTATACTATGACAGTACCTGCTGACACTTCTTTAGATGTATTAGGTACATCTAAGTTAGTATTAGAAGCTACTGATAAAATACAAGTAAAAGCATCAACAGCAGGTGATATAGAATTTTTTGCAAGTTATCTTGAAATAACAGATTAGGAGTAACCCATGTCGTATGGATATTTGGGTGATACTTCAACCAAGATAAAACAAGTTAAGAAAAATGATGGAATCCTTACACCTAGTGATGTAGTAGAATTACAATCAAAAGGTCATTTAGGTGGCTCATTAGAATTAATTACAAGTGGTAGCTCTGATAACTCTGCACAAACTTTAGAATTTAATGATTGTCTTGTAGGTAATCATGATGTTTATTTAATTCAATGGAAAAACTTTGTACCTGCTAATGATGAAAATATGCTTTACTTTAGATTAAAGAATGCAAGTGGAGAAATAACAAGTGGCTATCAATATGCAAATTTTTATAATACTGCAGCTACTGGTAGTGGCGAAAATAAATCTACAAGTGCAACTTATTTAAGAATAATGGGTGGTGGTGGTTCAAGTACAGGCGAAAATGCTAACGGACATATTTATATTTATGGTGCTGATACTTCTGAAAGAACAGCAGTAACTTATTCATCAACTTTTTTTGACCAAAATGGTACTTATACAACAATTATGGGTGGTGGTGTTTATGATACTGCAGAAGTTTCAACAGGTGTTATGTTTAGAAGTATTAGTTCAGGTGGAACATTAGGAAATATAAATACTCTTGATGTATCTATTCATGGTGTAAAAAAAATATGAGTAATTTAAGATTAATAAAACAAACAGCAACATCTTCAGGTATATCAAGTGTATCTATAGAGGATGTATTTTCTTCTGATTTTGATTTTTATAAAGTAACTGTTGCACGAACTACTTATGATGTTTCTAACACAGATGTTATTGCTTTAAAAGCAAGGTTTATAAATTCAAGTGGCGATATAGTTACTGCAAGTAATTATGATAGTGCAAATATGCACATGAAAGCTGAAACAACAAAAGATGAAGATAAGTTTCAAAACGGTGCTTACTCTTATGCAGGTCCAATAATTGGTAATTATGAAAATGGTGGTGGTGTTCATTGGATTTATAATCCTTATCAAAGTGATGCCTATACATTTATGACTTTTGAGGGTGTAGGTGGATATGATAGTTCAAATAATAAACAAAGGTCGCAAAAAGGTATTGGTTGTTTAAAACAAGAAGTAAGTATGACAGGAATTAATTTCTATTCTTCTAATGCTTCTAATACATTTTCTGCTTATATAAGTGTATATGGATTGAGGGTAGATTAATGAGTAAATTAGTTTATGTAAATAAAGTAGTTAGTGATGGAAGTGCTACAACATTAAAAGTTACAGGTATAGATAGTGATGATGTATATTTATTAGCTTTAAGATTAATACAAACTCAAAACAATAATGAAGTAATAAATTTACGAGTAACTAAATCAGGTACTGCTGACTCAACTTCAAATTATGATTATGGTACTAAAGTATTAAGTTCTATTACAGGTTTTACTAATAATGGTTATACAGGTGGCACAGCTACTAGAATTATGGAAAATGTTGATAACGATTATGGTGGTGGACAAGCAATACTTTATCTTTATAACTTTAACTCATCATCTTTATATAGTATTATTCAAAATGAAAACTGTTGTATAGTATCTAATCAAACAGCAGGTGCTATTGGCGGTGGACTTCATAAAGTAGCAAGTGCTAGTGATGGTATAGAACTATACGGTACAAGTGGTGGCACATTTATAAGTGGTGCAAGTGCAATTTTATATAAGGTAGCAACATAATGAGTAAGTACGGATACATAGGACCTGATAGTGCAACACCAACGCAATCATCATCTCAGAATCATGGTATATTTAAACCAAATGATGTTATAGATTTATTAGGTCAAGGCAAATATAAACTACAACCTTTAGAGGTTTCTTATCTAGTAATAGCAGGTGGTGGTGGAGCAGGTGGAGACTCAGGTGGTGGAGGCGGTGGCGGAGGCTATCGTAATTCTTATGCTTCTGAGACTTCAGGAGACCAAGGTTCAACAGAGACACCATTAGAAATTTTACCAGGTACTAGCTTTACAGTAACTGTAGGTGCAGGTGGTTCAGGTTCAGTTAACAATGGTGCTGCAAATGGAAGTGATAGTGTTTTTAGTTCTGTAACTTCTGTTGGCGGAGGTAAAGGTGGCGGTGCAGGTGGAGCTGGTGGTGCAGGAGGTTCAGGTGGCGGTGGAGGTCAAAACTCAGGTACTAGAGGAAACGGTGGTGCAGGTACAGCAAATCAAGGTGGAGACGGTGCTTACGGTAATGGTACTGGAACTAACCCATCTCAAGGTGGAGGTGGAGGTGGAGCTTATGGTAATGGTTCAACCTCAGCAGATGGACAAACACCTGTAGCTAATGTTACAACTGTTGGTATGCATGGTGCAGATGGATTATCTTCTTCAATAACTGGAGCTTCAGTAGAAAGAGGCGGTGGTGGAGGCTCAGGTGGTCGTGGTAATACTGGAACAGGTAACGGTGGTGGAGGTAACGGAAACTATTCAGGTGCATCAGTGGGTAGAAATGGAAATGGAGGTACTACTAATACTGGTGGCGGTGGAGGTGGAGGCTCTCAACAAGATGGTGGTGTAAATCCAACTGGTGGTGCAGGAGGTTCAGGTGTTGTTATTATTAGATATGCAACAGGTACTTCAATTACTATTGGTGGAAGTTTAACATCAAGTACAGCTACAGATGGTGGAGATACAGTTGTTACATTTACTGCAGGTTCAGATACGGTTACATTAGGATAGTAATATGGCACATTATGCATTTTTAGATGAGAACAATATAGTAACCCAAGTTATTGTTGGAAAAAACGAAGACGAAAAAAGAGATGGAGTTACTGTAGATTGGGAAGAATGGTATGGAAATTTTCATGGAGCTACTTGTAAAAGAACTTCTTATAATACTAATGGCAATGAACATTTATTAGGAGGAACTCCTTTTAGAGGTAACTACGCAGGTATAGGTTATACTTATGATTCAACTAATGATGTATTTTATACACCTAAACCTTATGATAGTTGGATACTTAATACATCTACATGGATATGGGAAGCACCAGTTGATTACCCTGATGATGGAAAAAGATATGTTTGGAATGAAGACAATACCTCTTGGGATGAGGTAGAATAGGAACTAATATGGTAATTAAAACATTAGAACAATTTACAGCAGAAGCTCAAGCAGAGGTTGATGCAAAGAAGACAGCTAACGGTGGCGATGGCATGAAAGCTCAAGTCAATAATGAAGTAAGAGAATTTACTGACGCAGAGTATGACCAAGCCGTTACTGACTTAGCTGCTAGTAAATTAGATTCACAAGATAACGATTATAAGAGAGCAAGACAAGAATCTTACGCTGCAATAGGAGACCAACTTGATATGTTATATCATGACATGGCTGCTGAT